GAATTGGTTGTTAGTATTAACCAAGTATAACGCGTATAAGGCTGAAGTCGCACGTCACAACAAGGTAGCCGGCGCTAATTTGCTGGAAAAACTTGTAGAGTGTATCTCCAAGACTACCTCGTATTGCCAATCTGCCGTGAAACACCCAAGGATGATCGCATTCTCCTTGATGTTCGGAGTGATTGCATTCATGACCGTCATCAAGATGTTGAAGCGTAAGTCTCAGCCACGTGTAGCTGGCCCCCTAATTACCTATTGTGCGAAGGGACGTGATCTCAAGCCGGTGAGGGAAGGGGCTAAGTGTTCCATAAGTGACTCACCCGACGGTTCCTGTGATTTAGATCACGTCGATTGTCATGTCACCGAAGGGCCATTCCATGTTGGCCTCGGCATTTCCAACCACATCCCGGCATTGGCCCGACACTGCATTCATAATGATTTAGTAGCAGTGCGTAATCGTGGCATTTGTGAGCGTAAGCCGCCTGCCGATGGATGGTGGACCGCCACGGGGAAACGTCGCATGTTTATCCTATTTGGAAACCTAGGACCGGTAATCCCAACCGAGAGGCAGATATGGATCGTGCGCTACCCCGGTAAGCAGCAACGAGACTTAGATCATGCAGAGCAGGAAGATTTGCTCTATGAATTTTATGATAGTGGTCGTCGCAAGGCGTTTACGAAGTCGGAGTGTGCCGAGAAACGGACTGACCCGACCGACGAAGAGCCATGGGGTGTGATAGAGGGATATGATCCCCGCCTCATACAAGGTTGCCAGTTGGAATACGTTAATGCAACTGGCCCCTTCGCTCATGCGCTAAGCAAGGCGTGCAAAGGAGAGCACGGAGACACCACGTACGGACCCGGTTTGAACGCGCAGGCACTGGACAAGTGGCTAGCGGACGCAGAAGACTCCTTCGACGAGGAGATTGCGTATGTTGATTCGGATGCGGTACGTCTCGATGCAAGCGTTTGTGTGGATTGCATCAAGGTCACCACCGACCTGTATAAGAAGCTTGGTGCGCCGGAAGAAGCGCTAAAGATGTTCTATGCAGATATCGTTACCCACGGATGTACTTCGCAAGGTGTGAAATATAGCACGCCAGGTACTGTTCCGAGTGGTAAGACAACCACTACGGTTGGCAATACCATTGCCGTTATCACGGTCATGGAGGAAGCCTTGAAGGGAATCAAGCATAAGGCTATTGTCGCCGGTGATGACGCCGCCATTCTAGTACCAGCTAGCATGGCGAAGAAGACCAAGGAGCGCTTAATCCTCGTGGGAACACGGGCTGGATTTGAATTAAAGGTTAAGGCTTCGCGTTATCGTTATGATATGGAATTCTGCAGCGGCAGATGGTGGCCCGCGGCCACCCACAACGGTTTCGCCTTTGGTCCTAAGCCAGGCAAACTTCTCCCTAAGTTGTTCTTTGCCAACACACGCAACGCTTGTGGTTCTAAGACCGGAGGTTATCTCCATGCTGTCGCCACAGGTATGCTGCCTAATGTCTCACACCTCCCAGTCGCACGAGAATTCGTGGAACAGGTCTACGCGTTGACTGAAGAAGGGCCAAAGTACATTAAGGCGGGCGTTAAGGAGAAGCTCGAACGTTCATATAGGGTTATTCGACAGCTACCTGTACAACAAAGCCCCGACATTTGGGAGGCTTACGAACACATATATGGACTTTCGCAACAGGATTGCATGGATGCAGTTAGCAAGATTCGAGAGGTTGATATTATGCCGAACTTGCTGTGTCATCATGTATACGACGCTATGGTAGAGCAGGATGCTCCAGCCGTCGGTGATCCCGAAGAAAGGGATCCGTCCTTGTTGGCCGGTGCCTCTGTGGGAGGGCTTTTAGGTTTTGGGACTGCATTGTCCCCTCTACTGGAAGAGTGGTTTCGTCGACGTTGGCCGAAGGCCACGACTGCCGCGCTCGTAGTGACCGAAGCCAGCCTATGGATGGCTAGCGGTAACTCGCTGCTGACGTATTTACCAGCAGTTGGACTGCATTTGGGAGCGTGTGCCTTGACTATGTACGGGCACCCCCATGCGGCATTGCTAGCGCATTTAGGATTTAACTGGTATGTTGGGAGACGTCCCACTGCCAGTTACGAAAATTGTGCATTTAGGTTTCAAAGGAGTCGTCCTTTGACCTGCAATTTAGCTGCGAAACTGGTTGACAGTTACAGTTCACTAAATATGAATTCGAGTTACATCGCGTTACCACAAAGACCACCCCGGACCAGACGGTCTAAGAAGAGACAGGGTGGCAAGCCTAGACCTCCGCGTGTGCCGGCGAGGGGGAGGGCTGTACAACAATACAAGGCAAACCGCGCTGCGAGGCAGAGGCCTAGGCGCAATCGGCAACGTGGCGGAGGTAGGCAGAGGCGCAATCCTATGCGCAATGCTTTCCCGTCTGGGAATAATTCTCGACCTAAGCGAACTTGCTTCGTCGAGAATGATGAATATATTGGAGAAATACTGGGTTCAAACTCAACAACGCCGGTAATCCAAACTTTCCCAGTAAACCCTGGCCAATCGGCCACATTCCCATGGCTATCGGAGCAAGCATTGCAATGGGAGAAGTACCGCTTCGACTATCTGGAGTTCTACTATAAGCCGGAAGTGAGTGGGTTTGCCACTGAAGGGCAGAGCGGCAAGGTAATACTTGTTATGGACTACGACGCATCTGACCCTGCTCCAACTACCAAGCAAGAGGCCGAGGATACTGATCCTCATGTTGACGGCATGCCTTACGAGGATGTTATGTTGACCTTGGACCCTCGCGAGATGTTTAAGATGTCTGACGCGAAGTATGTCCGCCCGTTTGGGCTCCCAGGAGGTGCTGACATTAAAACATATGATGTCGGCAATCTCTCCGTCATGACCACTAATAACGGAGGGATTGCAGCTGTGGGAGAGCTGCATGTGCGATATGGAGTCACCTTCGAAGTGCCCGTTCTTGAGGCCACGAAGAGTGCTGCTCCCGCCAATAATCAGGTGTTCGAGGCAGATGATATAAACTTGTCCTTGACCACCACCGTCACCAAGCAAGCGACCTTCGCCACCATCCGTGATAATGGGTTAGGCGTAGTGAATACTGCCGGATCAATACTTTTACCAGCTGGAAATTACCTGGTAACGTTCGGCGCAACGTTTGCATCAACTGCCGCAATAACACAATGTAGTGCAGTGCCTTCAATAGGCGTTGTGGCGGTACCCCAGTTCGTAGCACTGGGATTTTCCTTCGGGGCAGCGGCGATAGCTGAAAACTTGTCGTTGTCCGGTACCTTCTTTGTTCAATCAACAGGTGCCAATCCAATCACTGTAGCACTAACGTGTGCCAGCGCCGGAACGATAACGGTGGATGATTGGATTGACGTTCTAGCCGTTTAAAGCTAGAAGCGCCGTCGGGGCGCGATACGAAAATACCGTATCGAATGGGCTCGTTGACGCCCACTGGATGCGACTGTCCAGTTAAATCATGCAGCGTGACAGGGGCCAATATGGCTAAGTGTCTCGGACGTGCTGGAATGGCCTAATCAACCATGACCCATTTATCCTTGAGATGCCTGTGTATGTGTGAGCAGTTAAATCAACACTTAGTTGCTGGACTTATAAACCAGTTGGAGCTTTGCATGGCAAGCGCCAAGAGTAAATTAGCCACCGTTTTCAGACGTAGTAACTGGTGCCTTCTACTCGGTATTAGGGAGTAACGTTGCTGGACGGGAAGTAACCAGATAGTTGCCGAACTATAAGTAATCGAGCTAAAGATGTACTCGCGTGTCGATATGTGAGTGAAAGTAGGGCCGACCATAACCGAGAGTTGTGGGGACTATAAGTAGCAAACGCGGGGGGTTCCTGGAAAGGGTAAACGGTGCTAGTATCACCTTATAGACGAACAGGGAAACACTGCCTCCATTAAGC